ATGTGCGGCCGCATCGCCCAGAAGTCAGCGCCTGAAGACTACGTCGAGATCCTCTGGCCGAATGCCCGGCTGATCTTCGACGACGTGGCGGGGCCGCGGTACAACATCCCGCCCGGCACCCGGCCGCTGACCATGCACCGGCTGGTAGACCAGGCCGAAGCGCTGGCCAGACTGCCCTGGGGCTACAAGCCGCACGGCTCCAGCTTCTTCATGATCAACGCCAAGCTGGAGACGATCGAGCGCCACGGCTGGCCCTGGAAGCTGATGATCGGCACCGGCCGCATCCTGGTCCCGGCCGATGGCTGGTACGAATGGAAGGCGCTCGATAGCGGGCCGAAGCCGGCCAAGCAGCCCTACTACATCCACGGCGACGCCCCGCTACTCTTCGCGGGTCTGAGCGCGTGGCGCCGCGGTGCCGAGCTGGACGAGGCCCACGGCTTTGCCATCGTCACGAACGACGCCCTGGGCGGCATGGTCGACGTGCACGACCGGCGCCCGGTGGCGCTGCCGCCTGAGCTGGCCAGAGAATGGGTGGACCCGGCAACGCCAGTGGCCAGGGCAAAGGAGATCCTACGCGCCGGCCTGCCCGAAACGGCCTTTTCGTGGTACCCAGTCCGGCAGGAAGTCGGATCCAGTAAATACCAGCTGCCCGATGCTGTCGACCCGCTATGACGGCGGCTACCGTGCCGCCTGTTGCTCATACAGCGCCTGAGCAGCCGCGAGCGTAGCGCGAGATCCGACCAGGGTGCCGACATCTCCCCGGCTCTGCCAGAGTTCATGTCGGTATCCGCCATCGACCCAGACCCGACAGATCGTCCAGCCCGGCGGGCCGGACCAGTAGTAATCGTCCCTCTGCTGCCAAGCCGCCGCATCCACCATGATCCGCCCCCTTCTCGGCCAGAAACGGGGCCAAGTTGAACGGATTCTATGCTCGCATATACTGTATGTCCATACAGTTTTTTTGGGCCACAATTGGCCTTCGAGCATGACCGAGTTTCAATTTGAGCTGGTCGCGCGCCTACTCGGCACGCCCGGGCCTGCACGCGCGGCGGCGCGCCAGGTGCTGGTATCCGGCCAGTCGCCCACGGCGGCGGCAGAGCTGCAAGGCTGCGGCGAAGACGAGCTGCAGCAGGTGTTGGCCGAAATCGAGACCGCGGTGCTCGACATCCGCGGCGCCTTCGTCCTGCACACACCCGCCGACTTTCGCGTCACCGTCGGCCATCATGACCACCATCGCAGGCCTGGCGCGATCGCATTCGCCGCCGGCGACGTCGTGCGGCTGGTGGCTCATTCTACCGAGCGATGGATCCCTGTCCGCGTAATCGCCACGCCGGAGCAGCCGGGCGGCTACTACCAGGGCATCATCATTGAGCAGCTGGTGAAAGCCAGCCGCTTTCAGGCTGGCGACCGCGTGCTGTTCGGCGAGGATCAGGTGCAGGCGCCGGCGACCGAAGCCGATCGCGCGCGCCGGCCGATACGAACGCCCCGCCGCTACCGGGGGTGGTGATGCCTTTCCGCGCCCCCCTCACCCACGACGAGCTGCGCGCCATCCGCGAGCGCCAGCCCTGGAACCCCGACGTGCTGACCCTCCTATGGGAGGTCAAGCGCCTGCGCTCGATGATGCTGCGCGCCTATCAGCTCTCGGGCGAATTCCACCGGCCTGTCGGCGTCCTCGCCAACTGCTACGACGAATACATGGCTCAGCTGGTGGTCGAGCCCTGTGTGCTCGAGCGCGACGCAGACGTGGCCGAGATGCTGAACGCGCCGGCCCAGCCTCGCAAGGGCTAAGGGCGCACGTTGCCGCGCACCGCCTCGTAGGCGCGTTCGCAGGTCAATCCGGCGATGCGGGCACGGTCCGCAACTCCTGCAAGCGCTTCAGCTCGGCCGCTAACCCTGCTGAGCATGTAGGCAAGCAGATCGACGGCGCTGGCCCCTGTCGGGCTTCCATCGGCAGCATCGGGATCTCGGGCGACTGCGGCGCGAGCCAGCGCGTTTGCGTGGGTGCGCAACCGGTCACGCTCAGCACGAGCGCCAACAGCATTAGCGGCCGCAGCGGCGGCCAATTCTTGAGCGTCATCACGAGCTTTCTCCACAGCGGCAGTGCGCCGCCTGCCCTCCTCTCGAACCGCTTCGAGTGCGGCAACGGTGGCCTGCGCTTGGCGGTCGCGCTCCAGCGCGAAAGCCGCCGCCTGGCGGGCGATTGCGGCATCCTTGCGCCAGCCCTGCGCAGTCCAAGCTGCACCAGCAGCCAACGCAGCGCTGAGCAACGCCACGACCGCAGAGCGCCGCCAAGCGCCCACTACAGCCCTGAGAGACATAGCGCTCGCTCCTCCAACCGGCGGTTGCGCAGGCCCTGAACGAAGCGCTTGCGCCCCCGTTGATCGGTGACATAGGACCAAACCGGCGCGCCGTCGGGCGCGTTGGCCAGGGCATTGCATCCCTCGGCCAGCCTGCCAGCATTGATCAGGCCCACGGCACGGCTGGCGCAGGTGGACGGTACTCCGAAGTTATGCGCGTGGCTGCTGAGTGCGTCGAAGATCGGCTGGCTGATGGCGACGTTGATGCACCGAGCCAGCTGAAGCTGGCCCTTGCTCACCACCATGCGCTCGACCTCCGCGCAGCGCTCGGGCGACCAATAGTCGCCCACGACGACAGGGTACGGGCTGGTGTGCTTGGTGACCCCCTTGCACACCGTCGGCAGACCGCGCGCGAGTCTGTCGGCATACACGACTTGCTGCCCCTGCCCCTCCCAACGGCCCAAAAAATCCATCAATCTGACCGACGCCAGAACCAGCACCCCAGATGCAACAAGGGCGGCAACGCCGCCCTTTATTCTTCTTCCAGGTCGCATGATTCTTCATCCTCGTGCTGCTTCCCGGTGGCTGCAACCGTCCGTGCTATTCGCAGATGTTGCCACTTAAACCACAAGTTAACTAACAGGCCCACAACAGCAACTGCCGCACCCACGAGGGCGGCAAATTCATTGGCGGATAGTCCGAAAATCACGGCCCACCCGCTACCGACATACGTGACGTTCGCCGCCACTTTATCCACGATTGGCTGTGGCTCCATGGCTTCACTCCAAAACCGTCGCGCCATCATTGACAATCATCCGATGCGGCAGCGCATAACCATGCTTGTCCAGTGCGGCCCCTGCTCGCACCTTTATCAATCCGTTGCGCCCGAAGGCCAACGGGTGTCCTATCCGTACCGTTCCCGACTCGACAGTCGTTGTACCGATATAAGTATTTGCCCCGCTCACCGTCAAAATCACATCTGAATCCAAAGCGTAAGTCAGAAACACATACTCTTGAATGCCAACCAGTGAGATTGCAGCACACCCGTACCCGATCTCGCTCTCAGCCGTAGCAATCTCCTGGCTACGCGCTTCAATGATGTCAAAGTCCAGCCCCAGCTGTGAACCCTCAACATAGCGCGCATACATTACACCGGCCTTGATACCATCACGGTCGTCGTAGAAGCGCACCTTGACCGCCTTCGTATACTGGCCCGCCACGATCTGCAGCTGTACCTCCTTCTGATCGTCGATTTTCCGAAAGTGAAAAACTCGCGCCCGGCGCCCGCTCCCTACCGAGGTGCCTCCCATCCAGGCATCGGACACACCCGTAAGTTCGGCTACCGAAGAAAACCGCGCCACCAGCTTCCCATCTGGCAAAGCAGGCAAGTAGCCCTTGACACGACGAGCCGGCCCTCCGGCCAAAGGGCCAGACAGGCTCTCATCCCCCCTGCCACCGCTGATCCGTGCCTGCGTGCCAAGCGAAAGCGGAGCTCGTGTGTCGAACGGCTTACCGTCAAGTAGCAACCGACTGGCATGCCCTCCACTCTGTAGAGTCGAATCGGCCCACAGACATACACCAACCCCTATCATCAGACCTCCCCCGTGATATCCGTTGCCGTGGTGCCGGTCGAGAACACTCGCACGACACGCAAAGGATGTCGCCCAGCAGCCAGCGCGGCATAGGTGTGTTCAGTACCGTCGGCGAAGCGCACTCGCATGGATCCCGCCGCTCCAAGGTACAAGGCTCGCGTCACTTCACGAAGGTCTTGCGTATCGCTCGGAGTGACGGCGAAGGCGCTATTGACAGGCCCACCTAAGCTCGGCTGATACAGGATAAAGCGATCTTTCATCATGCTTCACTCTCAACACAAAAAAAGCCCCCTATGGGCCCGTTCATTCATTGGATTTCGGGTACCTATGCTTCACTGCCTTGCACTGATCGATCCAGCGAGCCACCTCATCGGGCAACGGCACGCCTGCCACCTGCAGCGCAGCCGCCAGCTTCATGGCAGCATCTAGCTGGTCACCAATAGGTGGGTATGCACGCGCACGGCGCTCAACGTGAGACGCCTTATAGCTGATCTTCTGCATGCTCGATCGTCCCTACCCAGTCCTTGTATGGCCAGCGCTTTACTGTGATCTGGTGTGTCCCCTCCTCCCCAAACTCCAGCTCCACGCGGCTGTCCGTCACCTCGTAGTAGCCGTCCTGGCCGATCATCAGATCCGCCGGCGCCTCGGGCGTGGCCGGCACGCCTGATAGCACCAGGCCACGCCGAGTGATAGGGCTCGCTGGACGCGGCACTACCTTTCCATCGACCACCATGTAGTGATCGGGGCTGTACAGATCGTCTACTTCCAGGACCTGCAGCCCCATCGAACGCGCATCAGCCTGCGTACGGTGGGCCTGACCTTTTGTGGCCTGGTGAATGCGTCCGATCTGGTCGTACATAACAAAATTCCCCATGCGGGGCTTAACAAATCCACTCATCTCATCACCGCTGGATCGCCAGTACTGCTACGCGGCCGCTTATGTAGTACGTACCATCGACAGGATGTCTGGCTTTGATCGACCAAGAGATCGTTTTCCCCTCCGGCAAGGCATCGCTGATCCAGGTAATCATGGCAGCCCCATCGGGAGGATTCGACAAAGCATTCGGGATGATCTCTCCGTCGATGGAAACAATGGTGTTACGCCCAAATGGAAACCGCCCTCCCGATTGCGCGTACTGCATAAAGACTACTACCGAACCGCCATAAGGCAGGTACAAGCTACCGATCGCGACAGTCGCCAACTCCGATCCCCCTCGCCACAAAGACTTGGAGATGATGCTGTGAGAGCCTGTCACAACAGCACCAGATGCGAGGCGCAGCGTATCGACCTGCGCAACACCTATATGGGCAGTCTTGACGTAGGCCGTGGTGAAGCTGGCCAGCTTCGCTATCAGAGAATTGGCGTTGATCCGATCGGCGCTCATGACACCAGCCACGATCTTGCCCGCGTCCAGGCTCTCGACCTGCGCGCTCTTAATCCACGCCTTCCCGATGAACGCTTGGTTCAAGAAGGTCTGCCCGTTCTGGATCACGAAGGGGCTCGATACCTTCCCGTTGGCTAGGTTCAGAAAGGCGAAGCGATCAGCCAGGAAGTACACCGACGTTTGAACCTGCCCACCTTCGCCGGCATAAGCACCGAGCGCCATGCCAGCCGCGTATACCTTGCCGTCTTGGGCGACCTGCGCCTGGACAGACCAGGTGGCCCGCAGACGTCCATCTAGGCTGGCAAGTGCCGCGCTGGTCTGCTTTACAGCCGTTGCACCCGCACCATTTGCTGCAATCGCATCTTCGACTCGACGAGCCAATGCGCCATCCTGGCTAAGGCGCTCCTCTCTTTCCTGATCCAGCTTCGCAGTGACCGTATTGATGTTGCGCTCCATCCCCGAAATGGTCTGCGTCAAATCACGCGTCAACTGCTCCGGCCCGATCTGGCCACTCAAGTAGTCAAGAATCTTGCCCGCATCGCTACTTGCACTACCCAGCACGCCCTGCCCATCGGGATACCATGGTCCCAACTGTCCAGCCACATCGCGTATTCGCCCCCAGAACCAAATTCTCGTACCATGGCTCAGGCCGAATCGGGTAAAGCGGCTTTGAGGCAACCGAAACTCTCCCATCAACGAAGCATCCCCGAGGTTGGGAGTCGAAGACTCCCAAATCTCGACTGAGCTCATCCATGGGGCGTCCGGCACAGTCCACGCCAATTCAATCGCCATCACTTGGCTTATCGTCGTCAACGCGGAGAGCTTTGGCGGTGGTGCGGCGCTTGCGCTAACGTTGCCCTGCCAAGTCTTCCACGGCCCGGACAATGCGCCGATACCACGAACCCGCACCTGCCAGGATCCCGCGCGAAGGTAAACCTCTAGACTCGGTAACTCGGCCATCCCCAGAGGCTGCCAATGTACGCCTCCATCGTCACTGGCTTCAAACTCGTAGCGATAGGCACCGGAGGCCGGCGTGGCTGATACGATCTGTTGTCCTGGTCGAGGACCGGAAAACACCGTCACGCTATCAACAATCGGCCCCAGCGGTACGATGGGTAGCAAAGAAGGAGAAGCGAACTCAGGTTCCTGCCCACCCAGTTCCGCTGTATGCACCGATGGCGCATAGTTCACCACGTTTAGCGTCCATAACCCAGCCTCGCTCGGCACCGCCCGCATTACCTGGGCAAGCAATGCCCGCCGCTCGCCTGGACCAAACGTGTAGTGGGTAGGCTCTTCAGCTTCCCCTGTCGAAACATACAAACCTTGCCCATCAACCAAATCCACAATGCGCATCTCACGCTCATGCGTGCCCGGCTCGACGCGAAAAGGTCCGGCAGGTACGCCATCTCGGCCGCGCAAGCTGATATAGTGGTTCTGGCCTTGCCACCACTGCAAAGGCTCGGACGTAGTAAGCCGGAGCGCACGAGGATCGTAGTCTTCCACGATTCCCGACAGCCCCCACTTGGGAACATCATGGCTAACCTCGACCAGATCGGCGTAACCCGGAATGGCCCCTTCCAACTCAGTCTGAAAACTAGCAAAACGCCGCTGGTCCCGGTTGCGGGCCAATAGCGCCATGCCCTCACGCCATGCCTGCGCCCGGCCGGTCACGCCCATGAGTCGCAACCGATAAGGCCGCCGCTTGGAGCCGGCCGGCCACGCGCACTCAACTTCGTCTTCCTGCCAGGTTTTCTCGTTTACGAACTCGACAATGATGTAGTCCGGGTCGTCATGCGCGGGGAACACATAGTCAACGGAAAACGAACGCGCCACGATATTGGCGGGTGTGAACATCTGCGTTCGCACGGTTTTCGGCTCATCTCTGATGACATCTATCACGCCTGCGTGATAGATCGGTAGCGCCCGCCCAGCACGGGCGACCTGCGTCACTGCTTCCCAGAATGTCGTACTAACGTCAAAAACGCCGTCGAACCAATCGCCCCGCTCATCCCAAACCTTTGCCAAACGATAGAGTGCCGCCAGATTGATGCGGCTGTCCGGCAGCCCTCGCCCATACTCCCGATCCGTGCACGCATCGGCGATCGCCCAGGCAGGATTACGAGTAGGTTTAAGGTCCTTGGACCACCCTTGAACCGGATCCCAGGTTCGCAAACGCCGGGTGGCGATGATATTGATCCGCCGCGCGGTGGTTTGGTTCAGATTACCCGTCGCGCGCATGGCTACCGCCAGCATCGTGACGTTTCCATAAGTCCTCTGAGATGGCAGGTAGGACCGCAGCCCTAACCATGTCACGTCGCGGATCATACGGGTAGCGCGCTCAGCAAGATGGCCAGAATTTCGCTCTACGCTAACCTCCCAGCGGGCAGGCTCCACCTTGTACCGAAATGTCCGATATTGGGGCGTAAGCGTTGCCGCGACAATGTTCTCCTTACCCAGAAGGATCGTAGTGCCAATCGGCCTTCCTGAATCATCGATTTGGCGCGCGTACACATTGACGCCGGTACCAGCCGATTCCAAGGTCCCATCATGAGCCGCGTAGAACAACCCCTTTGGCAGGAGGACATCTATAGCGATTTCACTGGCCAGAGTACCCGGCGGGTTTGCTGCGAACGGCCCTTTAGGCCCGGCTCCTTCCACATTGATCGCAGGTAACTCAATACCTTGTACTTCAGCAGAAGTGACGACATTGTCTGGAAACAGCGTTACCTGCCCTCCAGGCTCCACCACCTCATACTCGACCTCCGAAAAATTTCCTATCGGAGTCTCTTCGATTCGTATCTCTTCAATTTCATAGCGCCCTTGCCCAACACAAAACAACTGGTAGAGATGGGTCTGATTGTTGACCATCTCCGTATAAGGTTGCGCAGCAAAATCGAGGTACGAACGATACCTTCCGTAGCGAACTGGTATGGCTTCCATTGGACGCGCCATATTGCCTTGTGCGCTTAACGTATAGGTCGGACTGGCTTTCTCGCGCTGCAGCGTGCCTGGCAACCGTGCTGGTGGAAAAAGTGAGTTCACCACCATCCCACCGACCAGACCAACGGCCGTCGCCGCTCCAGCACCAACAGTCAAAGCAGCGGCGCTGGTCGCCCCAACTCCGGCAGCTCCAGCGTACGCAGATGTCGCCCAGGCTCCTACACCCGCCGTAGCTGCAGCCAGTGCCACCATAGCGACCACTTGCAGCGGATTAGACCCCCCACCCCCAGCCGGCAGCACCACGACAACCACGACGTCGTTCTTCTTCAACCGAACATGCCAGGCCGCCTGCAACAACCAACGTCCGTTGCGCTGCACAATGAACGGGCTTGTACGCGCGAGGCGCGCTGTTCGTCCGACGATGAAGCCTTCGCGCCGCAAGATAGTGTCCAGGCGCGTACCTTGCCGCGCCACGACCGTCTCTTGTCGCAGATGCGGTCGGAACGGATCGCGCCGTATGGTGATATCAGGCATGGATTCGATAAAAGGTAGGCTGTGAAAATCCCATGGTGACCAGTGCGCGCATGGGGGAAAAGATGACGCCACGCCCTTCCATGGCATGCAATACTCCACCCCCGTCCAGATCGAGGTAGATACCGACGTGCGGGTCATTCCCTGCACGCAACAGCACGCCGTCGCCATGTTCAGGCTGCATCACGATCTCCCACCCCCCTGTGCGCATTTTTTCGGCGTAGAGCGCGCGTGCCTGCTCGCCGAATACCGTGTCCGGTATGCCGCCACCGAAGTAGTGCTCGCGACACTCCCGCAGCAGGCCCCAGCAGTCATAAGCGCCGGGCCCTCGCGCACCAAACTGCCACGCCAGGCCGATATAACGATTCACATCGTCGCTAGTCATCGGAACAGGCCCGGAAAGCGCTCGCGCATGTAGCGCTGATGCGGAAACGCCCAGTTGTGAACGTCCGCAAGCGTCGCCGTTCCCGACACGGACGCGCCAGTGACGGTCACCTTGTTCAGTTCCATGGTGATGGGCGGGTTCATCTGGGGTCTGCTCAGGTCAGTCGAGACGTAGGGGCGGTAGGTCGCGTAGATCGGATACCGGGACTGCACCGCAGCTTCAACGTGGTCAACAATCTTTTCGCTGGCGCCATCTATGGTGATAAGCAAGGAAGGGACCTGGCCTTCCTCAAATCCCGGCAAGCGCAATCTGAAGGCCCCGGCCTGAAACAGGACCTCTTTCCCACCGTCCAGTGGCGCCTCCGCTTCCAGGCGGGCATAGATATCCTCGTAGCCCAACACCACTCGCACCGCAGTGCGTTCGCCATGTTCGTCGACGAAGGCCGGATGGCGCAGTTCAAGCGTATCGAACACGACCCGGTCTTGCGGCGCACTGGCGTAGGCTTCCTTTAAGGCTTTTTCAAGTGACATGGGTCAAGCACCAACGACAATGTGCGGATAATGAAAAAATGCCGCGACGAGATCCCGGCGTTCGGGATTACTCATCGCTCATCGATTCCAGTTCGCCCGAGACACGCCATAGGTCACCGGGGATACGTTCTTCACGCGGGACGGGAAGCAACCATCGAACCTTCCGTAGTTTCAGCCCGCCCGGCCCGTTCATCGCCATGAGGAACCACCCCGCGTAACCGTTCAGATCGATGGAGCAGAACCGCTGATAAACGTCGTACTGCTCCCGATCAAGAACGAAGCTCACGTGGGCGTGAACGGGATGCACGCGGGTATGCCGTCGATGCCGTGCACGCCCGTTCTCCATTTCCGTGCGCTGAAAAGGCGAGATAGGCTGGCGCGAGAATTCCACCAACGGCAAGCCCGCTGGCCAAACTGGAAGGGGCATATACGAAACCTATGCGAGTTGACGGCTCAGCCCGTAACGCCGCTCCAGGGCACGAGGCAAGCTGCCCACGCCTGCGTCGATGTCGTGGGCAAGCCGGTCCTTTACCTGGCGGAAGATGAGGTCGATGCTCAGCCCCCCGCGAGCATCAGGGCGCGCTCGAACCTGAGGCTGGGAATCCACACCGTGCACGTTTACGGTCACAGGCATCGAGGGGCGATAGGCATTACGCGACAGGGGCGTGACGTGTCCACCGTCCCCACCCGACAGCAGGTAGGTGCGGCCACCCTCGTCGTACAGCTCCGGTCCGTTCTCAGCCACCTCATAAAGGCGGCGCGGTAAGGTGGGCCCGCCCGTCGCGCGTCTGCCGGCCAACTCAGGCATGGCCCAACTGGCTGTCGCGGGAAGCGCTGACCCGAATGCGTTGCTGAACACACTGCCCAGCACGCTCGCCAACGGCCCGGTGATGCTCTGCCGTACGGTAATCCGCATCAGATCCGCGATGACGCTATCCGCAAGCTCCGCGAAGCTCAGCTTGCCTGTGGTCACGAATTGAACCAGTGCGTCCTCTGCCCCCTTGAATGCGTCAGCAAAGGCGTTGCGCGTGGCGCTGGCCACATTCCCGACCGTCTCCGCGTAGTCGTTGAAGGCCCCCTCGGCGCCCTTCTTCCAGTCTCCTTCAAGAACCCCTACATTTTCGTAGTGTCTTGCCAGCAGCTCGAGACGTTGATCCAGGTTCAGCTTGAGCACCTGGACTCGGGCGGCGAGAGCGTCCGGCGTGAGGCCTTCTTTCTCAGAGGCGCGCACCTGACGCTGAAAGTCGCGATAGATCTGCTGCTGTGCCTGCAACTGCTCACGCACACGCGGGCTGGCAGTAAAGCCCTCCAGCAGATCGTTGTAGCGGTCCTGGTCCGCCGCAAGCGTGGCCTGTGCCGACGCCTCCAGCGTCTTCAGCTTTACAGCCTCCTTCTGCAACTCGATCTGATCCGCCAGTCCGGCGTTCAACTCCAACTGCTGCCGGATTGCCTGCTCGTTTGCAAGGATGCTCTTTTCGTCGGCGCTGAGCTGATCCCTGGCCTTCAGGTCTGCGATCCGCTGTTCGAACTTGACCAACTCCTGCCGCGCTGAAGTGATCTTGACGGCGCTCGCGAGCTGAGCACGCAAGGCGGCCTCTTGCTCTCTCGCCCGCTCCAACTCCCGGACGCCGGCTGCCACCGAACCCTTCGGGCCGGCAAACTGCTTTTCGATCTGCTTGCGAGCCTGAATCCCGCGAGCGACTGCCCCCGCTTCATCTGCGCGCGACTTGGCCGCGGCCTTTTGCCACTTGTCCAGCTCCTCGAGGCCGGCGATCTCGCCACGCAGCTGCTTGATCCGGTCGTCATCGAGGAAGGTGCGAAAGCGCGAAGTTTCCAGCGATTCCAGATTCTTCCGCGCCTGGGCCAGTTTCTGCTCCAGCGAATCCTCGCGGCCGATCGCCAGCATGGCGTCCCAAGCGCCCTTGGCGGCACCAGTTACCGCATTCCACGCACGCTCCACGGTGCCGATGTTCTGAACCACCTCCTGGGCGCGCTGCTCCATCGCCTGCGCGTAGGTGTTCAGCGCCAGCCGCGCAGCATCCTGGGTCCGCCCCTCGGCCTCCAGCGCCTTAACCTGGTCGTAGACAGCCAGCGTCAGGAAGTGGTAGCGCTCGTTCAGCTTGGTCAGGGCCTCGGCGGGCGCATCAGCGATCCGCTCGTAGTCCTTGACCATTTCGTCGACGCTGCGCCCAGTAGCGGCCTCGGTCAGTACCGCGGCACGGCCCAGCCCCTCAATCGAGTCGCCGGCGATTTTCCCGGTCTCGACCAGCTTCGTTAGGGCGGCGGCAGCGTTTCCGGTGGTGCCCTGAATATCGGAGATCCGTTTCGCCATGGCGGCGAGCTGGCTTTCCGTCACGCCGGCCGCGTTGCCGGTCAGCGTGATGGCGGCAGTGAAGCGCCTCCCTTCCTCTGCACCTTGCTGGTACGCCACCGCCAGAGCAGCGGCCCCGGCGGCGGCGGCGGTGAAAGGCGTGACCAACGCAGCGACGTAGCCACCCACCGCCTTGATCGCCGGTCCAATGCCCCCGAACAGGTCTTTCAACTGACCGCCTTGCTGCAGGAGAACGTAGAAGGGAGACTGGCCCGTGGACAAGCCTACTGCGATATCTGTCATCTGCATCGGCAGTGAACGCATGGCCGTCCGCATTTCGCCCACTGACAGAGTGGCTGCGGCGGTCTGAGCCTGAGCGGCCTTGGCCGCCTTGCCCATGGCTCCAAGTCCTGTAGCTGCCGCCTTTCCCGCCGTACCAACCTTAGCCGTCGCCTGCTCAGCTTTCGCGCCGGCCACCGCCAGCTTGTCGAGGTCAGCAGACGCACCTTTGGCCTGGGTACTGTCGACGCGCAGTACGAGGGATGCGACTTCATCAGCCATAAGGCACCGTTTCCGCCCCGAAGGGCTATTTCTTGTTCATCATCCGCAGAGCCGCGGACTCCATGACGCGCACACCGTCGAACACATCGGTCTCTTGCTCCGGTGGGACGCCAAGCATGCGCATGACACCTGGGAGCGCGCCGTAATCAAGGCCAGTTGGCCCGGCGAAGCCAATGCGCCACTGTGAGCCCATCGCTTCGAATACCACCTTGGGCATCACGTTGTCCGGCCACAGTTCGATTACCGCGGCAGGGAAATCGTCTGACCTCAAGCCAAACTCGGCCAATTGAGCCTTATCCGGCATCGGCCGGTACATTTCCTCCGCCGCGGCAATCAGTTTTTTCGGCGGGCCTGGAGCAACTCGAGGCTGTATGCCTGCACTAATGCCGGTACTGCGCCCTGGTAGTTCTGGATCAACAGCCCGACTGCCTCGTCGCTGAATTCCATGTCGGGGCCGTCCCAGCCGGCGATCATCTCGTTCACCAGTGCGATATCCTGGGACGCATCCGACTTGTCGGCCCGCTCCAGGAAGTCCTTCATCTCGTCCCGTGATTTGTGCCTGAACGTGACCTTGATATTGGCTGGCTCTTCACCATGCCGGGGTATTTCCACCGGTACGGTGAAGGTCGGAGCCGGCTGGAGCTTGAATATGATGTTGCTCATCCCTCCCCCTTATGACGCCAGCGGCGCGTAACGTGTGAAATCGGACATCATGGAGAACGTAGCGGTGTTCTGCATATTCGCGTCCAGCTCCATCGAGGGGTCCGAATCGAAGGACGGATACACCAGGTAGTACAGTTCGTCGTTATTGGGCAGCTTCGCCCTCAATACAACGGCATCTTTAGCCGCGTCGGCTTCCTTCAACGCCTCATACCATGCCAAGGCGGGGTCGTAGTCCAGGGTCAGAGTTATGAACTTGGCGCTCTTGTAGGTCGGGCGTTGCCGTTGACGACTGTTGCGGTCTTCGACGTACCTCCATTGATAGAACTGCTGTTCACCTCCTGTCTTGGCCACATTGGTAACCTGCGACAGGTCTACCCACGTCGAAACTGGCGTTGCCGTGCCAATACCCTGCCCCTTGGAAAACCTACCTACCTTCGTCGTATCGATCCCCTCCAATGCGAATGTGTTTGATGCTGTGTTGACCGCACGTACAACACGTTCGTTTAGCTCCGGCCAACCGGACTTCATGATTAGGATCGTGCCTGCCTTCGGCGGATTCGTCGCGCTGGCAACAGCGGGATTGGCATTCGTAATTGCAGAAACAGTAACAGCCGCACCCAATTCAGTAGATACCGAGAACACGGTGCCGTTAGGGAATATTGCGCTGATGATAGTTCCTTAGGGGGCCAACGGCCCCTCATCGAAGCCCAGAGGGCAATAAAAAACCGCCATGTGGCGGGTTCCAGTTGCGCCCTTACGGGCCATCGGCATACGCCGAATCTTCAGATCGAGCATCCTTCGTGCAGCTTCCGCTTCTTGGCTACATACGCCGCATGAGCTACGGCGGGGTCATCGAACAGCCCGACCTCGTGTGCCTTCCCCGCAACCTGTACGCGACTGCGCCATTTCTTCGCACCTCGCTCCCAATACACCCCTAGGTAGCCTGATTTATTGTCAGCCTGGGGGTGTCGCCGGTTCTGCATATTCACGGCCTGAGGGACATCCCGAAGGTTTGCAATGCGATTGTCTGAACGGTCGCCATTCACATGGTCTATATTCTGTGTGGGCCATGCTCCGTACACATATAGCCAGGCAAGCCTATGCGCCAGATACCGCTGTCCGTCGATGCCGACGCGCTGATAACCGTTGGCGGTGGCATGGGCCGCATCATCGCCCACGTTGTGACGCTGGGCGAGGCGGACCAACCGCGTGAACTTGCCCGTTTCGGGGTCGTAATGGACAACTGAACGCAGTCGTTCCGCCGTGATTCTGGCTTCGTTCATTTCTTTTTCACTCCGGGTAAAACTGGACGTCGTATCCCAGGGATATGGGTACGGTGTGATCGGCGTCTCCCGTCGTGGGCTGTCCGCTGCTGATGGGGGTGCGAACGCGCACCGCGAGGCCGCCGGACGCGATGGTCAGGTTCACCGGGAATAGCGCGTCGAGCTCCGCCCCGATCTGCTCGGCTGCCCGCGATCCCGACCCGATGGGCAACACCACGTTGACCTGGAACAGGCCGCGGTACTGCCGGTGATCGCCGGCGGCGTCCCGGCTGATCGTGGCAGCCGGTAGAACGTAGGCGCGCAGGTAGATAGCGTTCTTGGGCGGCGTGAACTTCGTGTTCTGCCACGCCACGGGCAACGCCGGCGAGCGCGCCTTCGCCCAGTCGTTCAGTCGCCTCTCGAAGGCGGCACGGATCAGGTCTTGGCTCATTTGTTGGCGTCCTTCGCCGCCTGGCTTACATACTGCTGGAATTCCTGCGCCGTCAGCTTGACCATGCCCTGGGGCGCCTGTTTCGACCAACCGTTTTCCAGCGGTACGGCATAGGGCAGCGAGTTCGACAGGTAAGTCACACCGCCGGCGCGTGTCTGCTTGATATCGGCTACCAGTCGATGGAGCGTTACCTGCCCATCCGGATCGACCGCCATCGACGTGGCACGCTGGATGCCGGCCGCCGAAAATTGCCAGTTCGCGCGGAATCGTCCTTTGTCCATTGGAGACTTCATGATCACTCCCTCGGCCAGCAGCACCGTGGCCTGACGCGTGGCCGTATCGATGTTGCCCTTGGCTCGCGCGGCGAACTTCCCAAGGTCCGCAGTGAAGCTCATGCCTGCCTCAACTGCAGCTCGTACAGCAGCACCAGGCCGGCGGGCGCCAGCGTCTTGACCGTCACCACGCGCCAGGTGGCGCCCAGCGCCAGCACCAGGTCCGCCGGCTTGGGCTCGGGCATCGCGCCACCTGCGGCCAGCGCCGGCGCCAGATACATCTGCTTGTCGCCCGTCTCGATGACGGAGCCGGCCATGTTGGCCAGGCCCGCGGCCTGCGCCGAGTAGTCGAATAGCGCGCCGATGCCGGAGTTGTCGACCGTGGTGGTGGGCGCCTGGCCAAGATCCGGGTCGTACTCGCCCGTCACGAACTGGCGCACGGAGACCGGCCCGCCAAACTCCAGCAGCAGCTCCTGCGCGGTGGCGGCCATGTCTGCGTAGTCGAAGGTGGCCATCAGACGGCCTTCCCGGAAACGTTGATATCCATGACCAGAGTGGCGCGCCAGATCGGCCTATCGGTGCTGCTCTCGAGCTTCATCGCCACCAGGCCGGAGATGGGCATGCCGTCCGCCGTGTAAAGCTGCACCCCGCAACACTCTTGCAATCCCGGTTCGCCGCTGGGATCAGGTACCACCAATCGCAAGAAATTCTCCATCTCAACACCTCACCAGCTTGACCGACGAGCCGTAGGACGACAGCCAGCGGCGCAGCATGGCGGCAACGCCCGCGTAACGCGTCTGGCCGTCGTTGCGCGCGCCGGCCGCGCTGGCGTACTTCGTCGTGATCGGGCCGACGGTCTTCTCGATGGCGGCGCCGGCGGTGGTGCTGCTGACGTCCTGCCACAGCGGGCCCGTCAGCGCGCGCGCCGCCAGCTCGCAGCAGGCGTTCACGACCTCGCGCGGCACGCCGGTCGCGACCGTGCGCGGCCATTCCAGCGCCTGGGTGTCGGTCGCGCGCTCGCCGCGATAGGTGTATTCGCCGTCCAGATACAGCGCGGAGTTACGCAGGGCGGCTTCCAGCGCTGCTTCCTCGCCGGCGAACGCCAGGCCATGAGCGGCGGCATAGGCCTGGCAGTCGGCTACGCTCACGTAGCTATCCGCGTTCGGCAGGCCGGTTCCGTCTTCGACGATCAACATAGACGCTCCCCGGTATGCATCAGGATGTGGATGCCGCGCCATCCGCGCGTCCAACGGCTCGCCACCGTCGGCCAGTGCGCGCCGAACTCTTCCGCCCATGCGATCAACGGCTTCGTTTCGCCTGAGATGCTCATCACTCTGGAGTTGCGCCGGTTACGTGCCTGCTCCCTGCTCGTGGCCCACCGGCAATTCTCGGGCGCATACGAGCCATTGACGTCAATTCGCTCAAGCGACATACCGAGGGGGCATTCGCCCATATCGGCCAGGAACGCCTCGAAGTGAGGCCACCGTTCGCATACATCGATCCCGCGGCCGCCATAGTCGGCGTATTGCGGCGCCGACGGCGTCCGGCAGCGGTAGAGCATATTGCCCCACACGGCATACTCCTTCGTGTGGGTCAGGCCATGCGCCGTTTCAAAGCGTCCGGTTGTCTCATTTTTCATTGGGATATCTCCGCAGGCTGACGGAAACCCCCGCGTGAGCAGGGGCAACCGTCAATCGGCGGTCAGGTCTTGGCCGGATATTTGGGCTGCGGGTCGGATTCCTTTTCCTTGGCGGCCTCGGCCTTGCCCTTCGGCCGGTATTCCGGCTTCAGGGTGACCTTCGGCACGTCCTTGGCGGCCCCCTTACGGTCCTCGGTCGCGTTGGCATCGACGATACGCACGCCAGCCTTGGCAGCCTCGGCCTTGACGTCCTGCTCGTACCGGTAGAACGGGCCCGGCAGGTACCAGATGGGCAGTTTGGCCTTCTGGGTCATGATGGCTCCTTACTTGGAAGCGTCACCGATGGCGATCACGCCGGCGGTGTGCTTGATGTCGGTGGCCACCTTGTCCCAGTTGGTGCCCGTGGCCAGCTCGGCGTCGGTCGGCGACTTGCCGCCGGTGGCCTCGTCCCACGTGTAGCCCTTGAGACCCAGGCCAAAGGTGTAGTCCGCCTGAAAGGTGGTTTCGATACGCTCCTTGCCGTTCGAGGTTTCGATGTTGGTAATCAGATCGCCGCCATCGGACACGGTTGCAGCGCCAGCCACCAGGCCCAGCACCTTCTGCAGGTTGGGCGTGCCCGTGGCGTACAAGGCCGGGGCGTCAGTCACCACCACAGTCTTGCCCAGGATGTCCACAACGGTGACCGCACCGTACTCAAACAGTTGCTGAGCGTTGACAAGATTCTGGCCGATTAACTTGTGGTAGACCTGGCCACTCATCACGTTGGCGACGATCAGGCCGGAGCTATCGCCGAACTTGGCATGAGCGTCGTTCAGCACCGAGTAGGTCAGTCCAGTCTTGGCCGAAACGTTGACCGTTGCCGTAGCCTGATTACTGATGGCGGCCACTAGCGCGGCGATGGCGGTATTCAGCTGATCCTGCAAGAGCGCCTCGGCGAAGTTGCGCGAAGCTACCTCGATACCCTCCGCCGTGGGCTTCTCCAGCCATGTCATTTGCGACGGCTCATACCGGATCGGACCGAAGCCGCCGGCGACCTTCACCGAACTATGCTTCAGCTGAGTCAGATCAGTGGGCGAGGCGCTGCCATTGGCAGCGTAGCGATCGACCCGACGACGGGCACCGTGGATGGCTTGGTAGAACGATTCCTGGAGGAAGTCGCCTTCGAAGCCGGCCGTGGTCAGCATGAACGCGCCGCGCGAGGCAGCATTGAATTTCTGGATCTGCTGCCCTAGCGTCTCGATGATCGCGGGCATAAAGTACTTGTTGAAAACCTGCATCTGCGAGAGAGACATGATCGTTCCTTTTGCGTGGTGCGGGATCAGCCCGCGAGTTCAGGAAATTGGGCCTTGAGGGCCGCCACGCGCTCGTCGCGGGTGCCGCCCAGATTGCCCGTGGCCTTGCCACCACCACTGCCGCCCTGCCCGCCGCCGCCGCTATTCGCGGGTGCGGTGACGAAGTGCTTGCCCTGATCCGTACCGGCCCACTCGGTGACGTGGTCAGCCAGCGGCTTGTCGCCGATGACCGCCGCGCCGTCCTTGATGGACGCCTGGCCGCGCAGCATCGCTTTCGCGGCGTCCATGAAATGCGGCGCCACGCCAGCCTTGGCCAGCGCGGACGACAGGCCGCCATCGATCAGGTGCTGCGTCAGGGCGTCGTCCTTTTCGGCCAGGTCCTTGGTCAACCTCTCGATCTGGCGAGCACTGTCCTTCGTCACCTTGTCGAGCTTGCCGGTCAGCTCCTCGACCTGGGTCTGGAGGCGGGCATGCTCTTCGGGGTCGATCTCGGAACCCTTGGCTTTCGCCTTCGCCGCGCGCAGCTCGGCGAGCAGTTCCTTGTTCTTGGCGCTCAGCGCCTCGGTAGCCTCAGCGGCCACCTCTTCCAACAGGGCCTTCACTTCGGGGTCATTACGGTCAAGCGGCATGGTGTTGTCCTCTGGACGGTTGCAGGGCTCAGCCCCAAAAGCAAAAGCCCCACTGGCTCGGCCAGCAGGGCTTAGAAAGAAGAAGGCCCGCGCAGTGGCGGGCCCTATGGGTAATGGTCAGATCACTTCAAGACGACACGCTCGCCTCGCATGAAGCACAGCGCGCACAGCAGCACCTTCGTGCCGCCACTCCACGTCCTGGCGGTCTCGAACACGCCGATGCGCGTCTCGATGACCTCGCGCCCACCGCAGCGGGGGCACTGGATCATGTCTTTCGGCTTCGGCAGGGCCTTGATCCGCTTCCGGATCCGGTCCTTTTCCGTTTCCGCCGGCTTCGGAGCGTCAGGGACGAGGTGGAGGGGCATGCACGCTATTCTACGCCGGCCTGGGCGAAGGCGGCAGCATCCTTGCGACGCAGCTCGGCCAGCGTGAGATACACGCCCCGGTCGTTGTAGAAGCTCTCCAGCTCGACACCACCCTTGCGGAACAGCGCGCCGCGGGTCGGGCCCAGGATATCGTCCTGGATCGCGGCGGGCTGCCTGCGGAGCCAGTCCGCATATGTCGTTGTCGCCCGCACCTGCTCGCCCTTCCCGCGCGCGCTGTCTCGGTAATCCTTCGCCGCCCGGGTGCCGATGAGCGGGTCATCTTCCATGCCCTTGAGGATCGGCACCGACGTGCTGCGGCACTGCCAATGCAGCCGGCCAGGCCCGGCGCCCCAGGGCACCTTATGGCCGATGGGCTTGTGCGAATCCGGCTCGTACCGCAGGCCGTCGCGCAGCCGACACATCTGGCTGGTGCGCGAATCCAGCGTGCTGACCCAGGCCAGCGCGCCGACGATGTCGTCGTTGGCGTCGTACCAGCGGTCCCGCGCAAACCCTGCCGTGTGGCTGATGGCGGTGCGCACCACGGCCTCCGCGTTGCGCCGATCGATCTCCAGCAGGCCGTCCGCGTAGGCTTTCGCCCGGGTGCCGCGCACGCGCTGCACCACCTGCTGGATGGTCTGTCCCTCCACGTAGCCCATGCGCACCGCGTCGCGGATGCGGCTGGCTCGCCCTGCTTCCAGGCCGGCCATCCATTCGCGCAGCAGGCGCCCCTGGAACGGCTGTGCCATGGCACCGGCATACACCTGCCCGGCCGTTACGCCGCGCGTGGTGAACTCGATTCCCAGCGAGTCGAATAGCTGGCCCTGGTAGCCGATCTCGTAGCCCGCCAGGTCGCGCAGGTCCTTCTCCAGCTCGCCCCGCACCTGCTGGTACGCCTCGGCGTTCAGGGTGCGGACGTCCTTCAGCAGCTCTTTCAGCCGCGCCACCGTGAACGCGCTGGCAGGCAGGCGCTCCATGGCGCGCGTGATCTGTTCACCCAGGTCAGAGTCAACCTGGTTCAGCAGCGCAATGATCCGGCGCACCACCCCGTTGCTGTAGCGCACCAGGTCGATGGCGTGCCGAACGGTCGCGTCATACAGCTCCGTTTGCAGGCTTGACATCCTGGCCTCCCAGCGTGCCCAGCGCCGGGCCAGCGGCTTCGATGCGGTCCTGCTCTTCCTCGAACGTCACACCGTCGTCGATGATGCCGCCACGGCGCATGTTGTCGTAGAACGTCTGCGGGCTGATTGCTGCAGCCTGGAGCGCACCAACCAAGGCGGTCAGGTCCTGGGCTGTCAGGCCGGCGGGAAAGAACTCGGTGTTCAGTTTCACCTCGACCGTGCCGCTACCAGCACCCGCCCACTCGGCGGCCCAGCGGAAGGCCTTGGCCAGCGACCGGCCCACACCCAGAGCAATACCGCCCAGAACGCTGTTCTCGCCAGCGCGGTGGATCTTTGCCGTCTCGGCCGCCTCGGCGTCGCGCTTCTCTGGCGCCAGGATGCGGGCGCCCAGGGTGGCCATCATGCCCTCCTTGCGCTCCAGGCTGACCTTGATGCTGTCCAGGCCCTGGCCGGAGAACTCCAGGTACTTCGCGTCTGCTTGGGGGTCGGTGAATACCCACGCTTCCGATGAGCCGATCTTAAGGGCCTGCCCCTCCTTCAGTTCGTGTCCGATTACCACCGCCGTGGGCAGCGCCGTGAAGTGCAGCGCGTGCTCGTAGTCGGCCGTACCGCGGTAATGCGACATGTTCACGTCGACCAGGTCCAGCAGCACCGGCTTCTGCGGGTCGATCGCCTCGCCGTTGCGCCCGATCAGCACGAAAGGGATGTACGGCAGCCGCTTGCCGTTCATCATCGGCGTGTACTCGAACGCCGGGGTGTTCAGGTCGGTGCGGTAGATGCGCACGCGGTAGAAGCCATCCACCAGGTCCAGAACCCGGTACTGGGTCTTTTCCTCGGCGGTGAACTCGTCCTTCGGGTCGGTGTAGCACTCGGCCAGCACCACCAGCACCAGCTGATTCACGCCGCGCACGCGTGCCGTGCGCCAGTTGATGATCGCTTCGGCCTTGTAGGTGGCCAGGTAGGGGCGCATGCCGGCGGCCTGGGCCTGACCCACGGTCATGAACTCACCGCTGGCCACCGGGTAATCCACCAGCACGCCCACGCGGGTGACGTCGATCACCTCCTTGGTCACGTTCTCGATGAAAGTGTCCACCGGCGTGCCCGCCAGGTCGGCGTCCTCGATCATCGGCTGCAGTGCCGCCGGCAGCGTCACAGTGGGCTCCTTGCGGAACACCATACCGATCAGCGCTTCTTCGGTCCGGGCCGTGGCGCCGTAGAACATCGCGCGGCCCTTGTAGGCGTCGTATTCCGCCTTGTCCTGCCCTGCCAGCTTGGGCAGGTACTTCTCGCCGGCCGCGTGCACGGCGTCCTGGCCCTGCAGCGCGGTACGGCAGCGTTCCCATCGAGGCTGGTTGGCCAGCCAGAGGGGGTGTTTGCTGTCGACGGGCATGATCAGGTTCCTGTGAGTTTGATGCGACTCATGCCGGTGGGCGTGATCGGGTAGCGGTGCACCAGGAAATAGCCCTGGGCGTCGTTCGGGTGGTCGTGCCCGGTGGACTTGTCCGGCTCCCCGTTCTTGTCGTAGACCTGCTGCTCCAGCGCTTCGGTCAGCGTCGGACAGCGGTCGGTGTTCACCAGCCAGCGCCGCGCGCCCTCGTCGTTGAGCAGCATGCCATTCACGGCGTTGATGCGGTCCTTCACGGACGGGTTTCGGCTGTTCACGCGCACCGTGAAGCCGGCCTTGCGCAGAATGCTCAGGTCCGACTCGCTCGCGTTCTTGCTGCTGGTGTTGCCGCCGCTGGCGTCCGGATAGATCGTGACGCCGTGCCCCTTGTCCTTGAACCGTTCCTTCAGCATCCGAGCCATTTCCGGCGTGTCCCTGACCTTCGTCAGCTCGCCCACCGTCAGCGGCAGGCCGGCCCGTATCACGTTGACAGTGGCCGTCATGTTCAGCACGTTGAAGTCCATGCCGATGTGCAGCTCTTCGTGCGGCTCCTCGGCCGCGTCCGTGTGGTGCAGGCGCCGGTCGAAGTTGGCGTAGACGCTACCGCTGGTCAGGTTGGTGAACTGCCCACGCAGGTACGCCGCGATGAGCTGCGGCGGGTAGCTCGCGCGCAGCGACGGGATGTAGTCTTCCGGCAGGTTCTTGCCGTTCTCGTAGGTGCTGGCCTGCACCAGGCCATACAGCGCGGCCAGCTCGGGCCGCTCGCGGACCTGCTTGACGAACTGCTGGTAGACGAACTTGAAGCCCTCGGGCGTCGTGGTCACGTCCACGCCGTTGAGCAGCCCGGGCGCGGTGTGGCGCAGGCGGGCGATGATCTTGCGCCAGGCCAGCGCAGCCTTGTCCGCCTTCATCACGTCCAGCTCGTCGATCAGCCCTTTGCCGATCTTGAAGCCCACGATGTCGCCAGGCTTCTCCATCGAACGGCAGATTACCGTGCCGCGGTACTTGCGGCCGGCGAACAGGTGCACCTCCTTGTTCGACTCGTTGATCTTGGCAGCCAGGCCCCAGTCGTGGGCCACCTCCTCGATCGTCGGGTAGAAGATGTCCCGGATCTGGCCGTAGGTCGGCGCGAAGTACCCCGAGTTGACCCGGGGAAATTCCCAGGCATGGCGGCACAGGCCGGCGCCGCCCACCCAGGTCTTGCCGCTGCCAAAGCCGGCGACGAACGCGCGGAACTTGTGCGGCAGCGCCAGGAACCGAGCCTGGGGCTGGTTAAGCGTCGGCATCAGGGATGCTCGCGTTCACCACCTCGATCACGACCTTGACCGGCGGCGGCGCGTTGTCGTCATTCGTCGGGTCCGGCTTGTCGCGCCAGAGGTCCGGGCGCCGGTTCTTCAACCAGAAGATGCACGCCACCGTGTCCGGCGGGTAATGCTTGGTCGTGGGCGTTGTGACGATCACGCCGTCGCACACCCGGATATCGTCCTCGGCGTGCGTGTAGCCGAGCGCGCGCTGATACAGCCTGTCGGCCACCTCGGCATCGGCCAGGGTCTTGCCCGCATTTAGGGCCTGAAGAAACTCGGCGTGCTGCTTCTTCCAGGTGTTGAGCGTGCGCTCCGTCACAGCGAAGAAATCGGCCAGGTCTTTGTCGGTGGCGCCGAGGCGGCAGAGCTTCGCCGCCTGCTCGGCGAACGCCGGCTGGTACTTGGATGGTCGTGCCATGGTGCGCGGTCCCTCTGGGAGCGACGCCGCAGGCATCGATTCCGCGTTGAAAGTGATTCAGAATGCGCCCATCCGGCTTACCCGCCCACTGGGCGAGCTGGGCGTGTGCGGTTCTCGTCTACCAGACCCGGCGACGAGGCCGGGGAGAAAGTCCCGCGCGCTTTGATCCCCCGCGCGGGCGCCCGTCTGGCTGGGCGGTGTCCGGGGACGACGAAGGTTTCAGCCAGCTAGATACCCTCGGGCAACTCGCCGTCGGCCTTGATCATCTTGCGAGCCTCTTTCCACGACGCTGCCTCGATGACCTTCCCACGCACTTCGCACAGAGCGGGGCGGCCATCGAGATCAATGACGGCGTAGCGCTTCAATTCGTTTTCGTTTTGATTGGGCATGTGCGTTCTCTCGCTTTGGAGGAAGACGCCCACGAAAAAGCCCCGGCCATTGGCTCGGGGCTTCGTTTCTGACGGGCGCGCGGCGCCCGCCATAGGCATCGGGTCACGTCGTTAGACGGTAGTCGGTCTGTCTTGGGCGGGATTATGCACAACTACGGCGTAGCGCGCAACAAAATCCTCGAAATTGCCTACCGCCCGCACCAGCACGTCGTCGTACTCCCGCGTCCGCAGGCCGAGCGCGCGGCACGTGGCCAACCAGTAGGAACGCGTCACGTAGTGGGCTCGCAGGATGTCGCGGTGCTGATGCAGCATGCGGTAGACCGAATTGCGCCAGGCAGCCTCGATAAGGCCTGCGTCGCCTTCGTCGAGCTCACGCACGCCTTCTTCCCCTCCCCATGCGCCCTGCCCTGCCCGCTTCGCAAGCCTGCGGCACACCTCGTAGGTGGGCGAGACAGCGTAATGCGGCCGGCTACGCATGACTTCGCCCCAATTCTCAAGCCGGGCATGGAAGTCGGCCGGCAGACGGTCCAGCAGCATCTTGGATGTCGTCATTCGCTACGTCGCTCCTCGAATAGTCGGCACCGCTGGCCTACCTGCATGCCATGACTGCAGGTCAGAATGCGGCGCCCGTCGAACTCGCTCTTGACCAAGCGGATATGCGCGCAGCCAGCGCAACTGCGCACAGGCGGCGGCTCCTGGCGGCGCTCCAGCACCTTGGCCGGATCACCTCGATCGGATCGGCGGGCCCAGGTCATGCTGTGCGCTCGTGCGCCACGGCGCCGGCCTTTCGCGTGCGCCGCGTCTTGGACTTGGCCGGCGGTGCGGCCCACTCCCGCTTTTCCTTGGCGATGGCCAGATGCAGGATCGCCAGCGCGTCGGCGTTGTTGTCGTCCACAGCGGCAAACCCGCGCACCTTGGCCTGCATGAGCATGTCGTCCTTCTTGGCCACGCCGGAGCCGGTCCAATGCTTCTTGATCTGCCCCACGCCGAAAGGAACCAGGGCCACGCGGTGCTGGTCGGCCACCATCTCGAGCATGGCGCGGAAGCCGCCATAGGCATGCGCGGCCAGTACCTGGCCCGGGCCATGGCGCTTGACGTCCTCGAAAGCGATCTGCGTAATGCTGTGTTCGGTGATGGTCGCCGACAGCCAAGACCGAAAGCGCAGCCATTTCTGGCCTGGCGCCCAGCTCGCGCGCGGCGTGAATTCCTCGGTGCCGTGCACCATGCGGCCGTCGCGCCGGCGCAGCGCGTAGCCGGTCTTCGTGCCCAGGTCCAGCGCCAGGATGTTGACGTTCAGCGCTGGCGCGGGCCCAGCTCCAGCACCAGGGTCAAACCCAACAGTGGTGCGGGTTTCCGCCGCGGCGCGGGGCGTTTCAGCACCAGGCCGCGCCCAGGGGTCGCCGGGCTCGATGTTAATTTTTGCCGGATCGGATGTAGGCGCTCCCTCGCACGCGAAGCTACCCGGGGGTGGCAAAACACCACCCCCTTCCAACGGCAGAGCGTATCCCCCGCAGGCAATGGCCAGGACTTCGGCGCGCCGGCCTTCCAGCGCGTCCTGCGGTACCTGCATGGCCGCGGTCTGCCTGCACACAAGGCAGCCGTCGCAGCCGCGCGCCTGGCACTGCATCGCCGTCCTGGCCAGCGTGCCGGCCAGCGGGTCGTAGGGGTCGGTGAGGTTGGGTGAGGCGTTCATGCGTCGGTTTCCTCGGGTTGGGTCTGGTCCAGCCAGGTGGTGCCCTGGCCGGCGCGTTTCGGGGTGCCCATGTGTTCCTGGGGCTGGCGGCACTCGTCGCCCAGCACGCGGAGCATGTGGACGCCCAGGTGGTAGGCGGTGACGCCGCGCACGCTGGGCACCTTCTCCAGCAGGTCGGCGCGGCCCAGGGCCTTGATGCGATCCCGCACCTTGCGGCTGACGGTGTCACCCTTGGGACGGTTGACCAGCCAGTAGGCAGCCAGGAACAGGGCCTTGCGGTTCTGGACCCGCGCGCTGATATCGTCGAACTCGGACCGCGGCGCGCCGAAGTGCAGGCGGCAGTGCCAATCCTTGCCGCCCTGAGTGCTGGCGGTCATCGTGCCCGGCAGGCAGCAGCCGTAGGCAGCGCAGACGCCATAGCCCCCGCTTTCGTTGCCGCCCACGGCGGCGCTGGCTTCGGCGTAGCTGCTCATGCGCGGACCCCTTGCTGGTGCTGGGCGACCTTGGCCGCCGTCTCGGCCTTCAGGACGTCGAGGCGGTCACGCTCGGCCTGGCCGGCCTGCTCTGCGGCGCGGCGGCGTTTCTCGGATGGGGACAGCGCGCCGGCCAGTAGCTTGCGCAGGCGCGCGATGTTCTCGGCGGCGACGGCGTCATCGCCCAGACCACCCGAAGGATCAGGCGGCGGCAGCAGCGCGGCGACGTGCGGCGCCGGCAACAGGCCGGCCGTTCCGGCGGCGGTCAGCGCACGCTCGCGGCGGTCGGGGTCCCAACCGAGGGATGCCTGCCAGGCCACCGGCTGGCGATCATGGCGAGCCCGCGCCACCAGCCGGTCGTAGGCGCCCTTGAACGCCATACGCGCGCCCACCTCGTCGCCCAGGTCCAGCACGGTGCGGCACGCCGCGAAGGCTTGCGCCGTCTCCAGTGTCCAGACCACCGTTTCCGCCTCGTCGCGCGACACCAGCGCGGTGGCCCATGCTTCGTCAGCGGTGGGCCGGCTGTCGCCGGTGCCGTGCCCAAGCAGCGCCAGGATCTGCGCCGGCGTCGGCGGGAACTTGACCTCGTTGGCCACGTACTGCGAGAACGCGGCGCTCACCGCTGGGAACTCGTAAGGCTCGAGCATGCGCAGCCAGAGCAACTGCGTGGCCGGCTGCGGCGGCAGCCGGTTGTAGGCATCGAAGACGCCGGCCAGCAGCTCGGCGAAGGCGGAAACGTCGCGGCTGTGCATCAGGCTTGCTCCATGTCGATGGTGCGGCTGTCGTTGCCGCCGTGGCCCGCCAGGCGCAGGAATTCCTGCTTGCGGCGATCTGCCTCGCTCACGGCAGGCGCCGGGCGTGGCCCGAAGCCTTGTTTCGGGGGGAACAGTCCCTGCCAGCTCTTGCCGATGCAGTGCCGAATGACGTCGTCCGGCTGATGGCCCTGACCGCGGAAGGTCCCCAGGTCTTCGATCTGCTGGCGCGCGGTTTCCTCGGTGATCGGCTTTTTCAGCTGCACGCGGTGGCGGACCCAGCGCTCCCAGCTTTCCGCTGGCAGCCAGTCCGGCAGGTCGACCTTCATCGCGTCGAAGCCCGAGTCCTTCGGCTTGCGCACGCGCTTATTGGTTGTTCCTGGTTGTTCCCTTGGTTGTTCTTGGTTGTTAGACCGCAGCTGCTGCGGGGGTGACTGCGGGATTTGCGGGGGTACCACCGCAGCTGCTGCGGGGGTGACTGCGGGATTTGCGGGGGTGCAGCTACTGTGGGGGCGCAGCTGCTGCGGGGGTGACTGCGGGATTTGCGGGGGTACCACCGCAGCTGCTGCGGGGGTGACTGCGGGATTTGCGGGGGTGCAGCTACTGTGGGGGCGCAGCTGCTGCGGGGGTTGTTGAAAGGAATTCGCATCGACAACGTAGGTTGTGTGGCGCCCGTTGGCACGGTCGGCCACCACCACCTTGGCCTGTTCCAGCCACTTGATGGCGGCGTGAACAGTGCGCTCGGACAGGCACGTGTATTCGCACAGCGTGGGAATCGATGGCCACGCAGATCCAGCCTCGTCTGCATAGTCGGCCAGCGCCATCAGCACGGCCTTCGGCGAGGAAGGCATTTGCAGTGGCCGGCAGGCTTTCATGACCTCGTAGCTCATGAGCGCACATCCCTGCCGCATCGCTGTGCGAAACTAAGCGCCCATCCAACTAAGGAGTCCCGAATGTCTGACAACGTCCTCAAGGACCACCCCATCAGTTCGATCGAAAAAGCGCTGGGCGACGGCTTGGCAAAACTGCTCGGCAGTAGCGGATCCTCATGGAGGTAGCTGCTGACGTGCTGCGGGTACATGCCGCACAACTCGGCAAGCGTTCGCATCGTCATGCCGCGCGGCTGGCGCATGTCCCAGGCAAGTCTCACCGCCTGGCGGTAGGTCACGCATCGCGCGATTTCCGCCTTGTCTATGAACAGCATTGGTTCAGACGGGCGGATGCGCAGGAAATCGAGGACAACCCCTTGTTCTCGCTGCATTTTCGAATACGCCTAATAGGGAAATTTCATGGAGTAACAGCGTCGGGATATGGAGAATTTGCCTTGTCCCAATCCAGACGGAAACCGAAAAACTGCTGAACCACGCCCAGCAAATCGCCAGGCGTGCCTTCGATGACCCGTCGGAAAAGACGGTCATGGACCTTTTCGACGAGCTGCGCGCAGAGCGAGACCGCCGGGCCTGGGAAGGCTCTGACGCCGCCGGCGCGACGGTGCACTGAATCATGGTCATCGAATTGGGCAGACAGCCCCCTCCTCGTAAACTGGTAGGTCTCATCCTTACCAGCCAGAGACAAGGAGCCGAGCATGGAAGAGCAAGAACTGCGGCATCGGCTGGCAGTTGCCGAAGGGAACATCGCGGGCCTGGTGGCGGTCATCGGCGCCCTCGTCCGGCAGCTGCCAGAAGAGCAACGGCTACACCTAGCGGCGCGAGCAGAAGCAATGTTCGAGCCGCTCGAAGCAGCGATGCTCGGCGACGCCGATCCGTATTCGGACTCATCGCTTGCCGGTCTGCGCAACGTGCGGACCATGCTGAGCGATTTGCTTTCCAGAAGCGCGTAGCGGCATCGCTGTCCATGTCAGGCCGCCTCCTGCTGCGCCGGTGCGGCGGTGGCCAATCCAGCATGGGGGCTTCGCTCAAGGTAGGCATTGGCAGCCTTGCGGAGCTTCTTGGCCAAGCAACGAACGCGCTGCTTGTATCGATCCGGAGCCAGCAAATCGGGCCGCTTCAACGCAAGCCACTGCCGAGCTGCGAAGTGGAAAACGTCGCCGCTGTTGGCCGGCCACAGAGCGTCCCCGCCGAACGTAGAATCGGAGACTCTTACACCTTCCTGATCTACGCCGGGGGAACTCGCTTGAAACTTTTCGACCGCATCGCCCTTTTCCTGTGGCGGGACAGATACGACTACGACCCGACCCGCGGATGCCCAGGTGAGCAAAACAACATTTCCCTGTGGACCAGGCTTCGCCCCGCGCGAAAGCGCCTCATCGCGGTACTGCTGAATGGGCAGCTTTGGCTGGCGTTCATCGGTGGCATGTTCGCCCTGGGCGCTGCCCTGCTCCCCGGATACCTGGACCGAGTCAAAACCGACCAGCAGGTGAATACGAACGCCGGGGAATTGCTGCTGCGTTGCGTTCAGGAAGCCAACCATGTCCTCAGATGCAGGCCAGTCTCGGACGGACAGGATGAGATCGTCTCCGGCGTGGACGGGCCGAGCCTCAACTCGAATCGGCCTAGGCACGAAAACCCGGCGCAGGACGTTAAGCATGAGTAACCTCCTGCTGGGCCTGGGCGGCAAGCTCGGGCCAGACGCGGGGCCAGTCTTCACGCAGATCCTGACGCCGGATTTGCTTGGCCGTGGCGAGCTCCAAACCGACACAGTTTTCCGGCGACGGGACGCGCCCGTTGTGGCGAATTCGCCATTGGCGGATCTGTGCGTCGCTCTTGACGTCGTAGCCCAACTCGACCATTCGGGCTCGCAGTTGCGATACCGACATGGCCCCCGGGGTAGATAGATATGAGTTCAGGTCCATGGCGGCATGATAGTAGCGTTTGCTACGTTTTACAAGTAGCAAATGCACCCGTAGCGCATGCTACTGTCGCGCGCATGAACGAAGTGAAGCTAAACGAGTTCCGGATGGTCCGTCTGCAGGCCGCCGTGGACCACGTATCAAAAGGGAACAAGACCGACTTTGGACGCCGTCTCGGCTACAAGGACGGCGCCTTCGTTCGCCAAATGGTCGGAGGGATTAGGCCTGTCACAGAAAAGACCATCCGGGCAATAGAAAGCATGCCCGGGATGAGGGGCTGGTTCTCGCCAGACGAACCCAGCCCGCCGGTGGCAGATGCTCCTTCTCCCGCGCCATGGCCCTTCCCCTCGATTTCTGAGGAAGACGTGCGCGCCCTCTCCCCTGGCCAGCTTGGACAGCTGGAAGGTGCCATTGCCCTGGCGATCGGACAGCTGCGGCTTGGGGTGGATGTTGCGCCAGCCCAACGCGCTGCCGCGCCTGCTCCGCGCTCCGGCGGCCTGGTCGACATCGATGCCGCGGCGGATGAGTTCCCGATGCGCATCGGCGGCGCCGCAGCGCCCTGGGAGCCCGGCGGCAAGACGACTCGGCAGATGGAACGTGAAGGCTCCCTGAAGCTGAGCCTTGCCGAGTCCGTGGTTGCGAACGTCGCCCCTGGCGATCCTCCCGCGGCCAACGACAAGTTCGAGAAGGTGCCGGAGCTGGCCGATGTGCGGCTATCTGCGGGCGACGGGATCGAGAACCACGCCGAGGACCAAACCGGCATGATCCAGTTCCGCCGCTCGTTCCTGCGCTCGGTGGGCGCCGATGGTGGCCGGGCCCGGGTTGTGTATGCGAAAGGCGACAGTATGGAGCCCGTCATCCGCGACGGCGCCGCCCTGCTGGTCGTACCGGATGAGGGCCTGACGCTGCGCGACCTGGCCGCTGGCGGGATCTACGCCATCAACTACGACGGCAAGATGATCGTGAAGGCCGTGGCCAAGGATCGCCTGACCGGCCGCTGGGTGGCCCGGTCGTTCAACGACCGCTACCAGGATGTCCCGCTGGAGAACGGCGCGCCCGTGCGGGTGCTTGGGCGCGTGGTGTGGGCTGGCGTGCGGCTGGGGTGAGGGATGGTGAGGCGGAGCGGTGGGTGCAGCTTTAAGCAATTGAGCTTGCAAGCCTAGACATTAAAAGACGCCCGAGCGTCGAAAGAAATTGAGTGCAATACAAGCACATAAGGAGATCAGGTTGGCCGGCGAAGTCGTAGTCTTAAGCACTCATGAAGAAGCGCTGCAGTTTTTGCAAACCTTGCTCGATCCGGACTCTTCGGAAGACAGCCTCCCTGAAGATATTGACATCAAAGGTGAGCTGGCCTCAATGCTCATTGAGATTGAGGGCACGAACTATCACTCGTCGGTGACTGGAAATTTATCCAGAGGCCTCTGGGAATTGCAGCAGGAGATTTACCGTGCAGTAGCCGCTACGCTTCATGGCGCGCCTAACATAAAGCGGCTTACAAAGGAAGAACTGCACGACTACAATCTAGTCATTGACGTAGAGGACGGTTGCTCCAAACTCGTCGCCGATCTGAAGGACATCGTTGGCCATCTCAAGGATGCCGTGAACTCCATGGAAAGCAGGCATAAATTGATCTTCTTGGTAACGACCGTCGTAGCATTGACGGCGGGTACTGGCTTGACGTGGATCAAGAATAACGAGATCGCTGCGGATAAGTCTGTTCGCGTGGAGCAAGAGAAGACAGCACAGATGGAGGTTGTCAGAAAGGCGGCTCAAGAAGTCCCGGCGCTCGAGCGTTGGGTTCAAGCCAGCGAGAATGGCGCTCGGTCTATCGCGAAGAGCGTTTCTGATGCCGATTCGCTTTCCATTGGGATTTACTGCAGTCGTAGCGGTTGTTCTAAATAGGCGCAAGAGCGAAGAAATGAAACTGCTGAATGAGGCTCTACAGAAGTCTCTGGCCCAGAATGAGGCCATGCAGTTGCGCCTGCTCCAAACTGTCGACAAGATGGTCGAAGCGCTGCAACCTGCGGTAAAGCAAGCACATGTCCCTATTGGTCGTTCAGTCCAAACGATCTCTGTCTATCAGCAAGGAACCCCGGCTCCCGCCACGGTACTTGACCGAGCATCTAAAGAGCTTGCGAATGCTCCAAAAGATACTTCAATAACCGAGACGCGCCCCTACGTTGGCGTGATTTCTGAGCTAGACATGCTATCCGGAAATTGCAAGGTGTCGCTGGACGGCTTCCCGCCTGATGAACGGATAAACGCGGTGATCACAGACCCGGTCGTACAGCGCGCGGACAACGCTTATGTAGTGGCGATGGCGCGGATTTCTCCAGTTGCATTCTTGGCCAAGGCAGAAATCGACGCTGAAGGCGAAATCGTCCGGCTTCACATCACCGATCTTTCCGCCTAGCCGAGATTCACGTAGCCGCCTCCGGGCGGCTTTTTTGTTGCCCCGCCTCCCATTCAGAGAATCTGCTCAACGCTGCCGCAGGTGAGCAACGCCCATCAAAAAGCCGCCCTCTAGGGGCGGCTGATTACTTATCCAATGCTGCATAAAACTGCTTGACCGTAACGCCGGCCTGACTGGCCATCGACTTAATCAAGAAGTCAGAGAACGGTGCCTTAGGACAATCAACCGTAACTTTCCAGCGACGTAAATTGCCCTGTTTAATCCAATTCTCGTGAGATCCTTCCGTGCTCCGATGAGAAAAGCCAAGGTTGGCAAGGATCTTCTTCACCTCTTTGCAAGTAAGAGGCCTCTTCCAGCGGCTCACGCGCCAGCCGGCGCCATTGGGATTGCTTCAGAGCCAGCCACGCGGCGGCTGCCACTCTGCCCCGCGACGCAAGTGCGTAGTTTGGCTAGGTAATACTTCAGCCAAAACCCTAGCGGAGCACGACGGGTCAAAAGTTGAGCAGCGTACGGACGATCCTCGCCCTCAAGCGCATCGCGCAAGTAGCCGACAATCATCGAATGGAGGCGTTGCTGTGCCTGCGGCAGCGTGTCTGCTTGTACTGCTAGATTGAAATCCAAGCAGATAAGCGACCATTGGCCATTGCTGCGCTCGCCATAGACTCGCAAGACAAGGGGTAGGTTCTTCATGGGGTGCTCCTTTTCTGCTCGCCTACGTTTCGTAGGGGCGAGCGCCGCCCTTCAGGTGTGCATCCAGGTCGGTGGTGAGGTGATGACGCCGCCTCTACGGCTACTACGAACCCTGTCACGGCAGGGGAAATTCTTGCTCAAATTTGAGCACGTACACACTATAGCCGATTTGGCTACTGTTAAACAGTGTCACGACTTCGGCCCCAAATTCTGGGCCGCAAAATTTAGACCCATCCGCCTCTGCTTCGTTCCCCGCTGCCCGCCTGCGCGGGCTTTTTTGCGTCGGTTACAAAATAGCGTAGCATTTGCTATTGCATGAAAGCGTAGCGTTAGCTACTATTCTTCCAACGCCTCACCACTCACGCATCACGGAGTACCGGGGCACGTTCTTTGACAACTTGGGATTCAGGAGAGGGCGCGCCGGCTTAACGGCTCGCGGACTGGATGATCCAGTCTGACCGCCAGTGTTCCTGCGCTGCCAACGGCTGGCGATAGCCGGGCGCAACCTCAAGCGCCGCCGTCCGCGCCCTCCCCTGAATCCCTTGTTGTCCGAGATATCGCCCGCGCAGCCGGCATCAACAACAGGAGATAGACGTGAATTTCGAGATCAAGAACCGCTGGACCGGCGCCGTGCTCTTCACGGCTGATGTGCCTGATGAAACCGAGAGCGGCATGGTTGCACGTGTGGCGCTGGAGCAGGCCGTGAAATCCGGCGCGAACCTGGCCCGCGCGAACCTGGCCGGCGCGAACCTGGCCGGCGCGAACCTGGCCGGCGCGGACCTGGCCCGCGCGTACCTGGCCGGCGCGAACCTGGCCGACGCGGACCTGGCCGGCGCGAACCTGGCCTGCGCGAACCTGGCCGACGCGGACCTGGCCGGCGCGAACCTGGCCCGCGCGGACCTGGCCCGCGCGAACCTGGCCGGCGCGAACCTGGCCGGCGCGTACCTGGCCCGCGCGAACCTGGCCGGCGCGAGAAACCTGCCGGTTGGCACCGAAGCTACCAGCCCGGTCGAACCATATCAGCGCGACACGCGCCACGCAGCCGAACGCAATGCAGCGCGCGCCGCGCGCTTCCGCGAACTCAATCCCACCGTGCCCGTAGTTGAAGCGCTGGACGCGAAGATCCTTTCCGCCATCGAGAACGGAAGAGGCGGCCTAGAAATGGGGGCATGGCACACCTGCGAAACGACCCATTGCCGCGCTGGCTGGGCAGTCCATCTGGCGGGCGAAGCTGGCTATGCGCTCGAACGTGAGCACGGGCCGCAGTATGCCGGCCGGATGATCTACATGGCATCCGTTGGCCGTGCGCCGCACTTCTTCGCCAGCAACGAGCTCGCCATGGCCGACCTGCGCGAACAGGCCGCGCAGCAGACCAAGCCCGTGGCCTGACCTTGCCCACCCGCCCCGGTAGGGGCCAGGAGATAACTGTGTCCGATACCAAGGCCACCCTCAAATTCGAAGTCACGCTCGCTGATCTGCGCCGCGATGGTGCATGTTTCGAGGGCTACAACAAGGTCGTCCGTGCCGTTCAGGGCCGTGAGTTTTCCGACGATGACAGCGCGCGCGAAAGCTATATCAAGTTTTCACATGCCGAGCCGGTCGCGTTGACGGCCATCATCGCAAGCAACGGCCTGGATGACGCGCTGTGGGCGCTTCGCTGCTTGCTCGGTGTTGATCGCGATGCGCGCCTGTTCGCCGTCTGGTGCGCTCGCCAAGTTGAACATCTGATGACGGATCAGCGAAGCAAGGACGCGCTGGACGTGGCCGAGCGTTTCGCCAACGGCGAAGCCACCGAGGAAGAGCGGGACGCTGCCTGGGACGCTGCCAGGGCCGCTCAAAAAGAGATGTTCATTGCCATGTGCGAGGGCCGTGCGCCCTGGCAGCAGACCACTTGACCTTCCCCACCCGCCCCGGGTGCCGGGGACAGGAGACACCATGGAAACCACTTACATCAGCGATGAGCAGGCGGTGCAGGTAATGGCCCAGCTCGGCGGTTCGTTCATGAAGCAGCTTGCCCGGCTTTGGATGACGGCCGACCCGCTGCGGCGCGCGCGCCTGAAAGAGGCGTTCCGCGACGACTTCGACCGTTACCGCGACATGGCTGCACGGTCGGACGAGGCCTGACTATGCTTCCCCTCACCTACCCCACCGAGTGCGGCACGGCTGCGGTCGTGCGCCCGCTGACCGACGCCGAGCGG